ATTGTCTTCTCTCAAATATGCGTAAGTATAATAATCGTTCATTTTCTTACTTTAAATTGATTGGTATTATTTCGTAATTAAAATTTTCTTCGTTATATGTTTTAATTCTTTCTATAAAATGGTTGAGGGTATAATTTTTGAATGACTTAAATGTCAGATCGTCTGCTACATCATATAAGACTGCCTTATTTTTATTTTTTGACTTTCTTAGAACTCTTCCAATACTTTGCAGATTTCTAATCCTAGATTTACTTGGAGATGAAAAAATTACATTATGTAGATTTCTTATATTTACACCTGTGCTCATTGTTCCATAAGAAGCAACAATCACAGCATTATTTTCTCTTTCAGTTATTTCTCTTACTTTCTCCCTTTCGTCAACACCAACTCCACCATGAATAAAGAAAACCTTTCTGTTTCCTGCATTATTATTTATCATGTCGTATAGAATCTTGCCATGAGTTTCTACTCTCGAAAAAAGAACCAAAGTATTTCCTTTCAGGTCTAAAACAAGATTTTTGATAAATTTATTTCTTCCTTCATTTCCAATTAAATATTGAACTTCATCTTCATAGGTTTCAAACTTTTTACTTCCATGCTTTAACAATAGACAAAAAATATCAAGAGTTGATATAATACCTTTCTCCATCAATTCAGATGTTCTAGTAACTTTATATGAAGGTCCAAACAATCCCTCAAGAACCCATTTATGTGTTTGAGTTCCATCAAGTGTTCCGGTAAATCCAAAACGATATTTTGTATTATGCAACTTAGACATAATATTAATTAATGACTTACTTTTAAAAAGGTGCGCCTCATCACCAATTACAACATCATAATTTTCAAAGAATGAACGATCTAATTTGTAAATGGATTGCCATGTAGTTACAGTAACTGGATGGTTATTTTCCTTTTCTCTTCCTGCATAAATTTTATAACAATACTTATCAGCATCCCACCCATAATCATTGAAATCATTTACCATTTGTTCTACAAGACTTGTTGTAGGAACAACAATCAAAGTTCTTAGTCCCTTTGCTTCAAAATATCTGACAATAGAATAAATCATTAAAGATTTACCTGATGCAGTTGGACTGATCAGCAACTTTCTATTATATCTCAGAGCATCATATACACACTCAATCTGATAACTTCTTGGTGCAAATGAGCATATGGAATTCATATAATCCTTAACACCTTCTAAGGATATATGTTCATTAATCTCAAATGGAAGACCATAATACTTATTGTTTACAAATTCGTAAGTATAATTATGCAGTTTAATTTTTTCTATAACTTTGTCTAGGAGACCAACATAGATTTCTCCTGTATGTACAGACAATAGTCTAATAGTTCCATCCCAATGCTTATTTCTTCTCTGAGGCATGAATTTTGCATTAGGAACCTCAAAAGTAAAGTACTCTTGCAGTTCATACAAAATATGAGGTTCACATTCTAACTTGATGTAAACCTCATTTTTCTTATAAATTTTAATATCAGTCACATGGGTTCATGCTGCTACAACTATATATCACCCCAATCCAGACTGGAATCTCATATATTCCAAGGAATTCTTAATCTGATAACTCCTATTCTCAATCATTTTTATAATTCCTTCAAGATATTGCAATATGACATTATAATATTCTATCTTCATTGATATACTGGAAATGGAATTATCTCCTTCAATATATTTTTGTATCGTTTCTTTATCTCTAATCTTATATGGAAATGGATCCTCTGCATATACTTCTGCGGGGGATTTTCCCGTGTAATACTTATACCTATCTAAATTTATTTCCTTTCTTGTTTGCTCTGATTTTTTTCGTAAAAGAAAAGTTTTGTTATAAAGATCATGATATTTTGCATGAAGAATGGGAATTTTCAGAGACTCTAAATGTAGATTGTCAATATCTATTTTAGAATCTCTTTCCCACATTTCTTGCAAAGATTCCAAATCAATTGTCATAGTCTATTTCCTTTCATATCAGTTATATAGTATACAGTATACTTGAAAGATACTTCTGCTGTAAAGTATTCTGTGTCTGTTTCTTGGGCATTAAAATCCAAAGAACTCAATGCATAAGGAAACATATCTTCAAAGATAATTTTAAATTGTGGACTATAATTGCTGTTTAAAACTACAAGAGATCCATCTGAATAGATGTTCATCATCTTTGAGTTTCGATTGTCAATAGTTGGTGGTTCATTTTGCAAATCAAATATTTCTTTTAATGATTCTGGATATCCTAATCCACGAATCCATTTTTGAATTTGCATATAGTTTTCCAAATTCTCATCAACCAAAAATCTCAATCTAAAATCATCAAATTCTATTTTGTCTCCGGGAATATCTAAGTCTTTTAGATATGAAGGTTGATTGGAAGTTCCTAATGTAATTCCTGGAATTCCTGCCTCATTGGAGAAAAAAGTAACTTTTGGTACTCTATTTAAAACAAATTTAAAACCTCCGGTAGATAAGAAGTTTCTATTTGTTATTTGATTACTCAGAGCATTACCTAAATTTGCCATTTTTTTAAATATTTAGATAAAAAAAGAGGGTCCCGAAGGACCCTCCAAATGAACCTTGTGAAATTAAATCACATGAGGTTCTTGACTCTAACACGTCTGTAATAACGGTTTTGTCCAACCAGGATACCGTTATCATCAACCAGACCAGCAGCAGCACCCGTTTGTGCGAATGGGTTGTGAACCATTCCATAACGGGTCTTAAATCCGATCTTAGGCTGGAAGGTGTTCTCGCCAACGGCACGAACCATTTGGAGAGGAACATATGGGCAATAGAACAGACCTGCGTCATAAGGTGAAGAACCCTTATAACCAACAACGTAGTATTGGTCAGGTGAAATGTTTGCCGAATATGGATCGATATATACTCTCCACTTGCCCATCAGAACACCAGCGAAGGTGTTACCGGTGTCATCGACATTGAGGTTGGCGTTCAGAGCAGGGGTGTAGTCAAGTACACCTGCCATTGACAGTGCCGAAGCAACGTCAGCAGAGCACATGATTACGTTGCCCTTTCCTCTACGAGTGCGCTGTGCAATTGCGTTAGCATCACGCTCGATTTGGAACAGAAGACCCTTGAACTTCTCAACTGACCAACGACCATTTGAATCAACGTCCAGGTCAAAAGTACCTTGAGTTGCTACGTTGGTTTGTGCGCCAGCTTCAGCCGACTTATAGATGGTGCGGATAACTTCGCGGTTGATTTCAGCAAGAATCTCAGCCGACAGAATGTTGGCGAGTTCTGCTTCTGCATTCAGACCGTGAATTGCCTTCAGGTCCTGAGCGAGTTCGAGTGAATACTCAGCTTTCAGAGCGCGTGAACGTGCAGTAACGGTGACCTTCTCGATCGAGAATGCCATTTCGTTGAATGCCAGACCAGTGTCTCCGTCACCAAGTTTCTCAGACTCACTGGTCTTCATTCCTGCGCCAGTGGTATAAGCCGACTGACCATTAGGATTCAGAAGGGCAGGATTGGTGCCTGTTGGGTTGGTTGTACCAATACCAGCAGTAACTGTCTGAGTTCCTCTAGCACCAGAGAATCCGGTGTCTGCCTCATCAAACAGTGCTTCTGCACCACTTTGATTGGTGTAGCGTGAACGCATTGCGAAGATCAGTCCAGTAGGACCGGTCATTGGCTGAACGCCTGCGAGGTCATAAGCGACCAGGTTAGGCATTGAGCGGCGGATCAGTGAGATCAGAACGGGGTCAAAACCAGCAACTGCCTGGCTTCCGCTGCTGGTGTATCCACCATCACCGACGCTATTGGTAGGACCTTCAGTCAGGAATGAACCAGACTGATTAAAATCCTGTTGCTCTCTTAAAAATCTTTCTTGGTTCTCAAGCAGGGTAGCGGTTACAGCTCTCTTGTGTGAATCTTTGATTGCATCAAGACCCTCATAATTGAGGAGAGGTGCCCACTTTTCCTGCAGATGCTCGGATTGGAACATTTGCTTTTACCTATTAAGTGTACGTTTTTGGGTTTGAATTATATTAAATTCAATTATTTGCTAAACTTTGAAAGTGTCTTCAGATAGTTGGACATCGCATTCGAAATACCTTCTGGTGCGCTGTCTACTCCTTCCGACAGAGTTTCGGTTTTAGCTGATGAAGTTGCTTTCTTTGAGGGGAAATATGACTCCCTCAGCATCTCCAGTTTTTCACGATATTCTTCTTCACTTTCAAACTCAACACTTTCGGAAAGTGAAGCGAGCTTGTCTTTCTGAGAATGTGCGAGACCCTCAGAAATTTCGTCAAAGATTCCGTTAGCAACCGACTCTGCGAGACGCTTGTTTAAGGAAACGTTCTTTTCGATTTGCTCGTTGAGTTTTGTTTCCATTTCATCAAGTTTTTCTACCATGCTATTAAGCACATCATATTTATCTTCAGGGATTGTTACATAATGTTCTTCAAAAAGACCCTTCAGTCCAGTCATGAAGGATTCGGTCAACTCCTCCTTCAGACCTGCCTGAACTGCCAAATTATTTTCTACGAACCATTCTTCTGCGACATACTCTAAGTATGAATCGACTCTATCAGCAAGTGCTTCTTTAATCTCTTCTACTTCTTCAATCAGTTTCTGCTCGTATTGTGCCTCGAATGCTTCTTTGATCTCATTAACTTTTGATCTCAGAGCAGCCTCGAATACTACCTTTGCTTTCTCTTGGAATTCTTCGGAGAGTTCTTCACCTTCTAAGAGTGCGTTGACATCTTCTTCGATTTCGAATTCGTCTTCTGAAGAAGATTCTTCAGTTACTTCCTCTTCTTCCAGTTCTGCGGATGTCTCTTCTACAGACTCATCCTCAGCAATTTCTTCTGTGGACTCATCTACGATTTCCTCTTCAATTACTTCTTCAGCATCCAGATCCTCATCTTCCTTTACTGCACCAGCAGGAAGTTTTTGCATTCCATCAGCAGCACCTGCTGACTTATTTACAACATCTCTAACTTGCTTGAGCGTTGCACCTGGAGTCTTCAGCATTGCTGAATTATCCTCAGGCTTGTAATTTTCTGGGGTAGGACCACCAAGATCTTCCCAATTGCCAGTTTGACCAGCAACCGCACCAGGAGCCAACTTTTGCATTGGTTCAGCTGATTTTGCGCCAGAATTGACGGCGGTTGTGGATTGCTTAGTGCCTACTTCCATTTCTTGTAAATCTCCACGAGACATTTGAACTCTCCGATTAACCTCTATTTTTAATCTATATTTATTTATAAAATTACAAATTTGCTAAAAAGTCTTGGAACAGTTGGATTTTGTGCTCCTCAAGTGCTTTTTTATCAACGAGGGTATTTATTCTCTTTTGAGTTTGCTCTGCAAATTTTTCGCGAAGAATTCCTCCTTCCCATACCCACTCTTTTCCTTCCATGATTCCCTGAACAAATGCATCAGGTGCTGATGGATCGGCAACAATATCAGCAGCAGTTGCCAACATAAAGTCTTCACCAACTTGCTTATATCCTTCTTTCGTAGAAGTTAATGAACCAATACCGCGAGAAGAAACGCCAAGACAAACACCTTCTTTCAAAAGTGATTCTGCAATCTTACCCATTGGGGTTGAGAGAATCTGTGCCTTTCCAATGAAGTTGTTACCCTTTTGTTCAAGTGCAACAATCTTATGAGAAACTCTATCCAGGTTTACTGTTGGACCATCTGGGTGTCCGAGTTCTCCAAGAGCACGACCCTTATTGACATACTGTTCAGTATATCTCTTTACTTCTCTCTCCATAATGGACATAGGGTACATACGTCCATTTCTGTTTACACACTCTGCTTGAAGGAAAGGTCCTTTGATATACAGTTTTGCTGATTTTCCAGCACCTTCTGTAATAACCTCTACCTTTTCGATCTCCTCTCTAATAAGTTTCATTTTTTTATTAGTTCTTTAATTTTATTTATTATTTAAAGGATAACAGGACTATTGTTCTCATCATGTCTTTGATAAGGATCGACAGGAACCACAGTGTTTATTCCTGATACTGGATCATATCTATATCTTTGGTATGATGCTGGAGTTCTAGTTCCAATTCCTGCTGGACTATTGTATTCATAAGCAATATAATCGCCATTAAAATCATAATGTGTTATAGTAGACCAACCTTCTAGATTTGAAAAAGTTGTTACTGCAATAGAAATTGGTTGAGGAGAAACGACCTGATTATTAATATCGTGTCTAGTATATCCTGCTGGCATTTAACTACTCTTCTCCTACTTGATCATCATTAAACAATGAATTTGCAACTTCAGGTCTTACTGCATCAATTTTTTCAGCAGATTTTGCATAAAGAATTTCTTTAATCTTATCGCTCACTTGAGAAGGACTCTCATCCGCAATAATCATATTTAATAAATCATCCATAAAATTTTAAAATATAACTTGAGTTATTTATTAGATCTCTCCGCCTTCGGGTGCCTGAACTGCTTTTGCATCAGATTCTAAATCCGGTTCCATTATTGGTTGACCCAAATCCATAGATGGATCCATTGGCATACCAGTTTGTGGATCAACTGGAGCATTGGGATCTGGAACAATTCCTTCCTCAATCTCCTTCTTCATAATCTTATCTTGTTCAATAATTTCTTCATCAGTTTGGCGAAGAATTTTTCTTCTTACATAATCTTGGGAATAATATTTACCAATATAAG